AAGATTGGTGCCAGTGCAATGATTCCTTTTTCTATTGAGGAAAAATTGTTTGTTGCTCGTACAGATCTTGCAGAAACTTTTGAAGAGGTTTTGCAAATTGCCTCTGATGTATATGCGTACAGCAATCAAACTGAAGAAGTGATGGAGATGCCTGCTCAGCAATCTCAGGAAGAAGGTGAAACTGATGAAGGTCAGGAACAAGAATCTGATAGTCAGTCTGATGACCAGCAATCAGAACCACAGCAAATGCCTCATGGTCAGCAACAAAGCGAGCAAGGAGATATGGAAGAAGAAGAGGAAGAGGAAGAATTTGAGGATGATTATCTTGATGGTGGCGAAACATCTGAGACCCAACGTTCTTTTGATGATGCTGCAGAAAAACTTTCTTCCCCTTCTTCTCACGGTAGAAATCCCATATATGTTGAACTTCCCAAGAAAGTTAACATAGATAAAATTGTAGTTGACTGGACTGTACTGCATGACTGGATTGATCAAAATGCAGTTGATGTTGAAAGGTATGAAGATACTGACAACAAATACTATGAGTTCCGTAAGCAATCTCAGAAGGAGGTAAACTATCTTGTTAAAGAGTTTGAGTGCCGTAAGTCTGCTGACGCTTATGCTCGTGCTGGTCAATCTAAAACTGGTGTGCTTGATACTACAAAGTTACACACTTATCGTTATAATGAAGACATCTTCAAGAAAGTAACAGTTCTTCCTGATGGTAAGAATCATGGTTTGCTTTTCCTTCTTGACTGGTCTGGTTCTATGTCAAATGAAATTCTTGATACTGTCAAGCAAGTTCTTAACCTGACTGCATTCTGTAAGAAAGTTCAAATTCCATTTGAAGTCTATGCATTCACCAATGATTGGGTTATTGCAAAACGTGCAATGGCAGGTCAATCAGGTTACATGGATTATGAATATCCTGGTGTTGAGAAGAACATTGTATATGTCAATGATGAATATTTTCATCTCATGAACTTTGTATCTTCTCGTTCTAATGCTCGTGATTATGAGCGTATGTGTAAGAACCTCTGGCGTGAGGCATCTGTCTACAGAAACTACACTGGATATCAAAACACACTTGGTGTTGGTTTGTCTGGAACTCCTTTAAATGAAGCGATTATCACTCTTAATTACATCATTCCTGAGTTCAAAAAACAAAACGATTTGCAAAAAGTAAACGTTTGTATTTTGTCAGATGGTGAAAGTGGTTGTGCTGCATATGGTCATGAAATTTATATTGATCATAAGGATGAGTTTGCTATCCGTCCTCGTAGGATTGACTGGTATCAAATTCTTCGCGATCGTCAGACAGGTATTACATACCAACAATTTGAGCATGAAAATGTAACCAACATTTTTATTCAACAATTGCGTGATCGTAATCCTGGCGTAAATGTTATTGGTTTCCGTATTCTTCAGGGTAGTCAGTTGTCTAATTTTGTTGGACGCTATGCATCTTTTGAAGGTTACTCTGATGTTCAAAAACAATGGAAAAAAGAGAAGTCTGCAATCATTAAAAATGCTAAAGCGTTTACTGCTTTATATGCTATCTCCAATAACGCTATGAGTCAGACTACTGAATTCAATGTAGAAAGTGGTGCTAGTAAAGGAACCATCTCACGTGCATTCAAAAAAATGCTTAGCAGCAAATCTACTAACAAAAAACTTCTCAACTCATTCGTTGAGTATGTCAGTTGACAAACTGGTCCATAGGTGTCCCACAAGACACCTATAACCCTTATACTATATTCATACACAACAAAGACACATGCCATTCGCTCCCGTTCCCGTTTCAACTGAAGACCTCGTTACTTATCTTTCTGATAAAGTTGGTACTGAGGTAAACACTAAACAACTCTTTGAAGCATCTGAGCACTTCAACTGCTCTCTTGCTACTGTCAAGAAGAGACTCAAAACTTACAAGCAGGGTATCGGTAAATGGGATCTTACCATTCAAGAACGCCTTGAGCAAAACTATCAAGCACCTGCTGCTTTACCTGTCATTGAACAAAACCTTATTCCTTCAAAGGATGATAACTATGTCCCGTTCGGAAACTTTAGTGACGTTAAAAAGATTATACAAAGTCGCATTTTCTATCCTACTTTTATCACTGGTTTGTCTGGCAATGGTAAAACATTTTCAGTAGAGCAAGCGTGTGCAACTCTAAATAGAGAGTTGATTCGCGTTAACATCACCATTGAAACCGACGAAGATGATCTTATTGGTGGGTTTCGTCTTGTTGATGGCAATACTGTTTGGCATAACGGACCCGTCGTGGAAGCTCTTGAGAGGGGAGCTGTGCTGCTTCTAGATGAAGTAGATCTTGCCTCTAACAAAATCCTATGTCTTCAGTCTGTACTGGAAGGCAAGGGTATCTTCTTGAAAAAAATTGGTAAGTACATTGAACCTGCTGCAGGATTCAACATCATCGCCACTGCCAATACTAAAGGTAAGGGTTCTGATGACGGTAGGTTCATTGGCACTAACGTGCTCAACGAAGCATTCCTTGAGCGTTTCGCTCTAACTTTTGAGCAAGAGTATCCTACTCCTGCCATTGAGACTAAAATTCTTCTTCGCATTGCTGCTTCTGTTGGCAAGCATGATGAAGAGTTCTGCACTAACCTTGCTAACTGGGCAGACATTATCCGTAAAACTTTCAAGGATGGTGGTATTGATGAGGTAATTTCTACTCGTCGTCTTGTTCATATTGTTCGTGCCTATGCTATCTGGAACGATCGTATGAAAGCAATCAAAGTTTGTGTGAATCGCTTTGATGAAGAAACCAAGCAATCATTCATTGAATTGTATGATAAGATTGATGCTGATGTAAACACCACTGAGGAGGAAGAAACAAATGCCTGAACCAGGAGATTGCACTTTTGTTGGTAGCATCATCCGCATTTACGGCGCTGGTTGTGCCAGAGTTGCTAAAGTGTCGGGTGATGTCATCACCGTAATTAACCTTGACGGAGATAGTCAAGAGTGCTATTATGAAGATATTGAATTTGTATGTACCCCTTGAAGTATGACTTTTAAATATAATGAAGACGCTCTAATCAAAGAGCTTCGTGACTACATTTCAAGCACCTATGAACAACATTACTCTGCTGGTAACGACAGCATTCAAACGTTAGACTTGATTGAAGCATGTGGTGACGCTGAAGCATTTTGCCGAAGCAACATCCTCAAGTACGCTTCACGCTATGATAAGAAAGGAACTGCACGTCGGGACATTATCAAGATCCTGCACTACGGTCTCCTCCTTCTACACTTCTCTGACAAAACCAACGTTACCGAAACTTACAATCAATGAGCAAAGTTACTCTATCTAAAAAAACGCTTGATGTACTCAAAAACTTCAGCACAATCAATTCGTCCATCGTATTCCGCCAAGGAAGCACAGTACGCACTATTAGCAATGCAGAAAACATTCTCGCGAAATTCACTGGCGAAGAAGTATTTCCTTCTGACTTCGCAATTTATGATCTCAGTCAGTTTCTTAGTGGTATCTCTTTGTTTAATGATCCTCAACTGGAATTTACCAGTGGCGATTTTGTTAACATCCGTGGCGGTCGTCAGTCTGCTAAGTATTATTTTTCGGATCCAGAGATTACGCTCAAGAGTGCTCCAGAAAGAAATGTGAATTTTCCTGGTGCAGATCTTCAGTTCAATCTCAGTGCTGATGATTTGATTGCTTTGCAAAAAGCATCTGCTGTATACAGTCTTCCAGATCTTACTTTCCAATCTGAGGAAGGAGTAGACACTATCAAACTTATCCTAAAGGACAAGGAGAATGATACCAGCAATACTTACGATATCACCGTGGCGGGTTGTTGCAGCGGCACCCATTCTCTTGATCTTAAGATTGAGAACATTCGTGTGCTACCTGGCGACTACACCGTTAAAGTTTCTCAGCACTTGATTTCTGAGTGGACTAATGTTAACGTTGACTTGACCTATTATATTGCACTGGAACCCAAGTGAAACATATCCTTTTCACGTTGAAGGGTTGTACAAAAGATCTCCTAAACGATGAGGAGTATATTAGGGATGTAGTTTACTCTACATCTCGTAAGTGTAAGTCAACATTACTTGCACTTCATTCACACAAGTTTGATCCCCAAGGTGTAACTTGTGTTGCCATGCTTGCTGAGTCC